CGTCAGCTTGCCCAGAGATGCCGTGGTCAGAGAACCAGTCGTTGATACGGTGGATACCGCGCTATAGGACTCGCCAACCGTTTTAGCAAATGCCGTTGTCGCGAATTTAGTCGAGTTGTCCAGCGCGGTAGGCGTCGATCCGGTAGCTGTACCGGACACGGCTAGCGTATCGACGTTGCTGAAATCCGTGCGCGCGCTGTAGATGTTGGTGCCATCGCCCCAAAGTATGGCTGTATGCCCCTGGGCGACGTAGATGCCAGTTCCGCCAGAGACGATGCACTCAATCGTGTAGGCGGCGCTGGTCTTGTTCCATACAATCCATTGCCCGTTGTACTCGGACGGGAATATCACTTCGATATTGCCCGTCAACGTGCCGGTTAGCTCAATGATGCCTGCTTGGTATTGCGCCGCATCCAATGTGACATTGCTGTTGCCGGCCGCATTGACGGTAGCGATATTCCCGCTTGCCGACAGAATGGCCGCCGTGAAATTGGCCAGGATCGTCGCAGTCGTCCCATCGTCGATGACTGGTTGGTTGATCTGCTGGATAATGAATTGAGCGATGATGTTGGCCATCGTCGCTGGCTGGCGCCATGTTTTGTTGGCGAGCGCCGATGCCGCTACGCCAGGCAGTACGCCAGTAGTCACCAGCGGACTAGCGGCGTATGCCGCTTGGCTCAGGACGTTGGCATCGTCGCCAACCGCCCATTGCAGGAAATCGTTTTCGGTCGTCATCAAAGCCTCTAGTTTGCAGCAATAAAAAAGCCGCCCGTAGGCGGCTTCGTTGCGGATTTTTCAGTTAAAGCGGCGCGACCCATGCGCCGACGTCCCAACCAGATATCAGGTCGCTTTCGATGTCCCAACCGAAGGCCGGTCCAGGCGTCGGAACATAGACATAGTTCACAAGCACACCTTCTGGTCGCAGCGGGAATAGCCCGGCACCGAGAAACGCAGAAAGCAGGGCGCTTGGCGGCGTTCCCACAAGACCGACAGTGATGGACATATCCAGCCCGTCTTGCACAAATACCAGCGTGCCCGTCGATTCGGGAAACAGACTTTGAATAATCGTCTGCATGGTCGGCAATGTGCCGTCCCAATTGTTGGCCCCTACCTTGGCATACAGCACCGTCCGATAGGTCGTATCGTCGAGCGACACGATACCCGTTGTCGGGTCATATGGACCTTGCCAAGAGCCTTGGTCCCAGCCCAGGTTCGACGTGTCCCAACTGAAATATACGTCGCCGAGCGGAAATGGCAATTGCCGCGATAGTCCGATCCACTGCCCGACAATATCGAGCTGCGCGCCAACGGCATAGTCCAGGCAAAAAGCTGTCGGCATGCTGGCGTAGAAGTTTTGCAGGTCGCAGAACGGCTGCGTGAGCAGCGCGACCATAGCCGTGAAATTCGGCTGTCCGGCATGCTCGCTGGTAATCAGCGCCGTGTAGTCGGTAGCCGAGACCGTCATGACACCGTGACCGTGACATCGGCCGGCGTGCAAATCGCCTGCTGGTTGAACAGGATATCGATATCGCTCGTGCCACTATTGAGCGTCATGTCCGTAATCTCGTACGTATACGGGTCGTTCAGATTTGCTACAGCCGCGGATTGGCCTTGCAAATTCGCTGGCGTGTACGTGCGAATGAACAGCACCTGCTGACCGATGCCCAGTCCTGCGATCGTATACGCTTCGTCTTGATTGATCAGTTGCCCGCCTATGTAGACTTGCGTGCCGGCCGGAATCGTCGCACCACTGATGTAGGCGGCGATGGCATTCTTGATCTCCGTGCCAACCGCTGTCGTATAGCCGGTCAGCGCGGTAATCGTCACAGCTACATTGACCGTAACGGGTGTCGGGCGGTAGAAATGTATCGCGTAGATAATGCCTGTCGCCGGGTCCGTGACGTTTTCAGTTGTTGTGCCGTACGTCGCGCATCCAGGACCTTTCTTGGCTAGGATCGTCTGGGCAATTTCCGTCGCATCGCCGCCTTGTACGACGAGGCTTATGCTATGCGGCGGCAGCCCATTGCTGTCCGTTACGTCCGTATAGTTTTCGTAGGCGCGAACCTCAGTTACGCCGGCCAGCGCTTCCACGGCGCCCAGCGTACCACCTAGGATGCTGAGCGATGGAATAGCGACCGAGGCTGCCTGCCGAATGCGCAGTTGCGCATCCGTTTCCTGAGCCGATCCTGGCGAGGCTGTGCTGAGGTTTGTGACGGACTGCCAGCCATACACTGGCGTGTAGATGCCCTGAATGGTGTCGATCGACGCGGTAATCGCGCCTTGTACGGAGCAGGTCGCCGTGACGGTGATGTCGCCGCTATCCGGTATCGTGACCGTTGCCGGCAGTGCCCACTGATTATTGTAGATATCCGTGACGATGCCGTTCGCAATCGTCGTACCGGCCACGCCAACAATGTAGACATCGCACGTCGAATTGCTGCCGAGTTGGCGCGTTAGGCCATTGATGCGCACATCGCTGGACAGTCCAATACCCTGTGCCGTTGCTGGGCTGAACGATTGGTAAACCGCCTGCGCCGCGCTGTTCGCATCGTTCAAGGCGGCCGCAACGATGGCGATCTGCTGGCCATCCTGCGAATCTGCCGTCAGCACGATGTCGGCACCGAATATGCCCTGCATGCCCGTGACGAAGTAATCCAACACGGTCGCATACTGGGGCACATGAATGCCCTGCGCATCGATGGTCGGTGTAATGCCTGAAACGCTCATATCGTGGTCGCTATGTCGGTCTGGCCGTAAATGGTGTCGATGGTCGCTTGCACGGAAAGTACGCGCGTCACGTTGTTCAGCGTGCTGGAATAGGCCGATATGCCGGTGACACCTTGCACTGCCAAAATCGCATCCTTGATGATCGTGTCGTAAACCGTCGAGGTGTACTTGCCCAGCACCTCAGTGCGCCATGGTACGCCCGCCAGCGTGTTCAGAAACCACTCGCCTGCGAACAGCTTTAGCGCCGTCAGTACAGCCTGACCTACAGCGGCCGGCGAGTTGATCAGGAAATCGTTCAGACCATTGCCGAACAGGTAATCGCCTGTGGGCGAGAGTTGGCGGTATCGCATAATCAGCCTGTCGGCTCCCCTGTTTCGCCCGGCGCGGACGTGACCGGGTGCGTGTGCGTTTCAAGGTCGATGCCGCCCGCCGTGACGTTGTTCGTTACCGTGAGCGGACCGACCAGTGATGCGGTGCCACTGCCGCCGCCAGCCGTCTGCGCGATATCGCCATTCAGCCCGATCAGCGGCGCATCTACGGCAACTGTCGGCGCCGTCAGCGTGATAGATACGTCAGAGGTCAGCGACATAGCGCCGGTCGATGTGGCTGAAAACGTTCCGCCTGCAGTCGCCGACACATTGCCCGTCACCTCGGCATTGAGGTTTCCGCCAACGGTCACGTCGGTATCGCCACCTGATTGCAATGTAATCTTGCCAGTCGCGTGCGCGTTGATATCGCCGCCTGCCGTGGCATCAATATCTGTCCCGGCCTGGGCAGTGATCTTCGTGGTCGTTACCGCATCGATCTCGTGCGTCGTCGGATTGAGCTGGATGTAGGCGTCGCCATCATTCGAGCGCAACTGCGCAGCATCCGTGCTGTATCCGCTGATCTTGGTCTTCTGGCTGAATGGACCGACGAAGGCGAAGCCATCCGACAAGTCAAACTGCCGCGCGCTGCCCGGCGGGCTGATCTGTCCAGTTTGCCACCAGCCATCGATATGGCGCGAAGCGAACACGACCAGACACTCGTCGCCCTGCTTGATCGGGAACGTCAGCGTGACACCGCCGCCACGCGGGAATACAACGGGCACATCGACGAGCAACGGGTAAGGCTGCGTCGTCTTGGCTGCCGTCACGCTATCGGTTACGACAGCCATAACGGTCGGCGCCGCCTCAATGGTCAACTGATTCGGATCGAACGAATTGACGAGGCAAGGCAACGCCGTAAAGACGCCCGACATATAGCCGGACATCGCTGCCTGCAACATCGTTTGCAGGTCGCTATACCGTTCCTGCGGGTTCATTGCTGGCCTTCTGCGATAGCGTTGATGGCCGAGTTTGGCGCAGTACCCGTTTCATCAGCGGCGCCGCAGATCATTTCCGTCTGCCACTCCAGCCCGCGCGTGTCGCCCGTGTGCGTCTTCATCAAGACCTTGTAGTAGCCATCGGCGTCTAGAGTCAGGTTGAAATCGCTTGGATCGAACGCCTGCACCAATGCCGTCTGCACTGCATCGGCGTTGTTGATGTGGATAGCCCCGTAAACCTGAATTTGTGGATTCAGCAGGCACTTGACGACGAGGCCATTCAAGGTCTGCTGCGGAATGCCTAGCATGCCAGTGGATACATTGATATCTGGTACTGGAACCTGCGCGACATCATAAATACCGCAGATATTCAGGAAACCGTTTTCGATGTTCCATTCGGCATTCAGCGTCTTGGCGAGGTCGTCCGTGAAGTCGCGCAACTGACCGGCCAGCGTGATGCCGCGCGGGTATGGGTTGTTAGATAGCATCGGAGTACATATCCCCTTTTGCACGCCTACTTTGGCCCAGGCAGAAAGCAATGTGTTGTATAAGTCCGTCTGCGTATAGCCTTGCGCCAGAGATGTGCTGATCAAGCCGAAGTTATTCGGAAAATCGCCATCGCACCCGACGATATCCAGAAACGTGTCTGTGCCGTTTTCCTTGCCGTGGATGAACTTGTTGACTTGGCCGCTGAATATGGTCGCCAAGTTGCCATCACCGTTCATACCGACGTAGCCGGCCTGCAATACAACCGACGTGAATTCCTTGATCGCTAGAATCGCCTTGAGCGTCTGGTCGGCCAAGTTGTATACACGGATCGTCGCCATCTTGAGCGTGGATGATGTCATCGATCGCACGCTGAATTTGATGTGCAGTTCCGATAAATCGTAACCCAAACCGCCTGCCTTTCCGACGATCAGCGAGACCTGCCGTAGATATTGCGTTGTCATGTTGGCGGCGGTGGCGGCGGTGGCGGCGGTAGCGGGGTTGTAAATGGCGCAAACGGCACAGCGCTGCAATACTGCAATGTCATCTGATACTGCACATTATTCAGGGTGATGAAAAACACCTGCGCTTGCGGCGTGAGCGGAACCTCGTACATCGTTGGGACTGGTGGCACGGAAAAATACACATGCGATTGCAGCCCGAGATTGCTGTACAGCGGTATAGCTGTAGGGTCCGAATCAGTGTAGCAATACAGGCTACCGCCAATGCCCAGGTATTCATACTGACCGAGCAGATCGACGCCGGTTACTAGCGGGATGCCAGCAACAATCGAATTTCCTTGATTGTCGGCAATATTCAGAATCCAGTTGCTGTTTGTCATCCGCCGAGCAGACTACTAAGGATTGATTGCGTCTTCGCGGCTGGCACAGCAATTGCGGAAGTAACGCCTTGATTAACGGCTTGCGCCGTTGCTGCGGGGTTCAATTGCTGCGATGCCGGCGTCATCGTCACGGTTTGCGTGTTGACGATGATCACTTGGCGAAACGTGCATTTGAAGCTGAGTACGTTTTCCTTCTTGATATCCGTCGTCACCTCTAACGACTTCATCAGCATGTTGGTATAGGCACGCTTGCCGGTGACCAGGTTGAATGGCTGCCGACTTTGCTGCAATGCGAGCAATTGCAGGTAAAGCGCCGATGGCGTTGTGCGGCCGCCCGTCAATGCAGCGATATCGTTCGACAGCGCTTGCGAAATGCTGCCACCCGAGCCGGCCGACGAATATTCGCAGGTCACCTCCGAAGGTTTGTTGTAGGCGTGATCCGTGATGGCCGCGCCCGCCTCAACCGGATGGTCTGTAATCTCTAGTTCGTCGTGGTGATGCTCGCTGATCGTGACGTTGGGTATGATGGCGGCGATCACTGGACCGCTGCCAGTCGTCGGTCCGATGCTGCGGCCTTTGGTCAGCACCAATGTGGACAACTCGCCACCCAGGAAGCCGACAGCCGTCGATAGCGCGGGGCTGCTCGTGACAATCGAATTTATCGACGCTGCGGGCTGCAATAGGCTGCTGATGCTCATGAGTAATTCGCCTGCATTCTACGCATAGCCTGCGCATAAGCGCTATCCTGCGCAAGCTTCACTTCCTTGGCTGTCTGCGTCGGATTGGTCGAGCCATTCACGGTTATCTGCGTGGTCTGATGCAAGGTCGGCGCGTTTGTCGTGCTGGATGTGTCGCCGGCTGCTACGGCTAGCATTTGCTGGCTGTATGGGTTCTTTCCATTTTCCACGCGGATGATGGCATTCGATAGCGCTTCCAATACCTTCGGGTCTTGCATATTCAGGTGCGCGTCGGCGGACAATCCAAGGCTCTTCGCAACGTTGGCGATGTACGCCTGGGTATTGTTTTCGCCGGGAGGCGCCCATTTAGCGATTACGGACCGAACAGTGTCGATGCCGCGTTGTCCGTATATTTTCAACTGAGCGACTAGCGCGTTCAATCCAGCCTGCGGTGA